AAGCCTTTAACATGTTACGAAACTTGGAAAGCCTAGAGCCTCCTAAGTTAAAACACATGTTGACTAACACTCTCTGTATAACTTCTGGTAGCTTTTCAAAGTCTTCCTCGCTACCAAAAACATGTATGGTTTCTTTGTAATGCTTTTCAAAGTCATCCTCGTAATACATATCAACAACTTCTTGTGTGACAGGTGTGCCAACTTCCCAGTTATATTCAGGGTCGTTAGGTTGGCAAAGGTGTCCAACTCCAAGAGTTTTATAACCTAAACTATCCATATAAATTTCTAACACTTCGCCTTCGTGTCTCTTTATTTCAGCTTTACAAAGTTCTATATCCATTTTATTATCTTTTTTGAAAAACATCTAATCCTAATTCCTCCATTTGTGCTGAGTAAGGTTGTCCTGTAAAAGGGTCAACTCTATCTGCTGGGTTTTCTTTAGTGTACGGTACGTCATCACCTTTTACTATTCCGCCTGTTGCTTTAGATAATGGTACGATATCTTCTTGTTTAATTTTAGCAGCTTCTTTTAATGTAGTCTCTGTTGCAGTAATTTGCTCTCCTATAACTTCACTTCTCATTATATCTTTACCAAAAGGAACGACAGTTTCTACTAAATCAACTCCGCCTGTATAAATTTTACCTCTACCTACAGTTTTAGTAATAGCGTATAAATCATTTAACAGTCCAGCAGCAGGATAAATTGTTTCTATAGCATCATTACCATAAAATTTAAAAGAATTTATTATTTTATCTAAATACCAAGGCATAGTTTGACCTGAAAATACTGCTGAATCAGCCATAGCTTTTGTTAAATTTTCTAAATCTTTTTCTTTTAATGATGAATAAAATTGACCATGGTCTTCTCTAAAATCTTTACTAGGATTTACAGCTACATACAAATCCCTAACTGCTGCATACAAAGGCAAAGTACCTAACATCATCATAGCTAATTTACCGTCTCCTTCCTCAATTCTTCTTACTAAAGCATTTGTTTGGCTTCCTTTAGCCATAGCCCAAGATAAAAAACTACCTGCTAGTTTCATCCAAGGACTTTTACTTTGAGAAAATAATCTTCTGTTTCCTATTTGAGGTAATAAAGCATCTCTATCAGCAGACCTTCTACCTGCTCTATCAATTAATACTTTACCAATCTTATCTTCATAAGCTTCATCAATGTTTTTAAATTTACCTAAATAATTAATATTTTCAGTATTTAAACCCATTAAATCTAACTCTCTAGTTTTAGAGCCTTTTAAAGTTCCTTTTCTTACAGCTTCTTTACTTAAATCAAAAGCTCTAAAAGCACCAGCATCGTAAGCAAATTCTCTAGCAAATCTTGTAACTCTACCTAATTGTATTACTTCAAAAAATTTTCTTTGAAATTCAACTAAACCTTTTTGATATCTGTTATTAGCATCTATTGAAAAATTTTGTAATTCTCTTTCCAAAGCACCATTATATTGTCTTCCAGAAAAAGCTCTTCCAAAAAATCCTTCATTTCCCTCTACTCTTAAAGCTAATTCTTTAGAAAATTTTGGACCTCCAGTTATTTTTCTAATAGCAGAGTTCCATCCAGCTTTAAATCCACTATTTTGTATAGTTTGAATAGTATCACCCAAAGATGGTAAAGCTACTTTAGTAAGTTTAGTTGTTGCCAGTAGTGTTTGTAAACTAAGAATAAAACTTCTTTGTAATTCTCCTTTAGGCATTCTATCAGCATCTAAAACTTTAAAGTAAGCATTAACTGTATTACTAATATCTTGTAAATCATTTTTATAAAGAGTATATAAAGATGAATTTGTTTTCCAGTTTTTATCTATAGAACTATAATAATTACTTAGTTGTTTTTTTAAATCTTGTATACCTTGACCTTTAGTTCCATATTTTCTAGCAAATTCAGCTACTCTTATTGAGTTATCAAATAAACTTAAATTTGTAGCTATCGGGTCTTGTATGAATAAATCTTTAGCTAAAGCTCTAGCTTCTTGGTCAAATAAAACTCTTTCATTTTCAAAAAATCTAGCTGATTGTATTATAGTATCATTCTTATCAACTACTTGACCATTGTTTTTAATAAAAGATTTCATTACATCTTGGTCTAAAAGTCTATCAGAATCTAAAACCAATTGTCTTCTTATATTATCTGATGAAGTAATGTAGGAAGTAGCCAATCCTTCTGCTTCTTTATCTGTTAATACTTTTATAGGTAATAAATTTCCTTTACTATCTACTTTAGAAAATCCGGGAACTTTCTTACCTTTATATTTCTTACTTTGTAATTTAAAAGAATCTTTTAAAATAGAAACTACTTTATCAAAACCTAATTCATCTATTTTATTTCTATCAAATATTTGAGTTAAACCATAAGAATCTTGTTCTGTAAATTCAACTCCTGTTTTTTTCATGTAAGTTTTAAAACTAACATTTAATTTAAAAAGTTCATCTGCTAATGTTTTAGCTTTAGTATTATTTAAATCTCCAGTTTTTAAAAAAGAAGATTTAGCTGAAGAAGGCATATTCCTTTGCTGTAGTAATCTTCCTGCTGCTTCTATAGTAGCATCATCAGAAGTTCCTATAATACTAAATAATTTTATTTTAAAATGGTCAAAAGATTTATCAGCTAATTCCTCAACAGACTCTTGTAAAGTTTGTCCAGTTTTTAAAGAAGCTCCTTGATTTCTTAAAAAATCTAATCCAAACTTTTGAAGTATAGGATTACGAGACTGTAAAACTGCAGCATGGCTAGAAGCAAATAATCTTTTCATAGAACTCATATTGCTTTCTCTAAATATTTTTACTGCTTCATTATTAGCTACTTGTTTTACATTTTCAGATAATTTATATTTAGATAATTCTAATCTTTTAGAAAAAGCTCCTAAAAAAGCACCCATTGCAATGCCTGTGTACATAGATTCATTTGTGTTTTCATCTGATAAATATATACCTACCAATCCACCACTAGTAGCTCCTAATAAAGGTCTAGTAAGTTCATGCACTAAAGCTTTAGTTAAATTTTCTCCTATACTTCCTTCCAATAAACCTTTTTGATAAGCTTTATATAAAGATTCAACACCTACTATAGCTGTATCTTCTGGTTGTTTAACAAAATTTATTTGGTTTATTTCTTTTTTTAAAGTTTGTAATTCTTGTTTATTTTTTTGAAGCTGGTTATACATTTTTTCACCTTGCTTAACATTTATTGTTTTAGAAGGTTTAAAAACTATTTTATTTTTAGCATCAAATACAATATGATTTTTTCTTAACTGTTTCATTTGATGTAAATGAGGAGCTAAAATATTTTGAATATCAGCATTTTCTTTTTTTATTAAATCTATTTTACTATAAGCAGCTCCTACAGATTCAAAATTATTGGACATGGATTGAATCACTGGTTGATTTTCTTCATATATTTCTCTAGAAATAATATTTAAGTCATCAACAGTTTTATCATTTAAAGTTGGAGGTACAGGAGTAGAGGCATCTATAACTTTTGTTTTAATAACATTACCGTTTTCATCTAAAGAATTAACAGTTTGATTTATTTTATTAGAACCTAATCTGTTTGCAATTAAAGAACCTAATGCTGTACTAGCTCCTCCTAATCCTGCAGAAGCTGCAACTATTGTAGGACTTACTTCACCATATAAAGCTTTTTCACGAAGTAAAGCTTCTCCACCAGCAACTGTCGCACCTGTAGCCATCGTAGCTATTTTACCAGCTTTTGCTATTTTTACCCAAGGTATAAAAAAAGTTACAGGGTCAGCAACAGCAACACCCATCCTACCACTTAATACTGTTAGGTCTTCTTCTCTACCATAAAATTCTGGAAAGTCTTGATATATTTTTTCTTGTCTTTCTGATTCTATTCTTTGAGATGCCTCAGTAAAGCTTTCATCAGAAGCCAAAGACTCTACACCTGCTTTTGATAATCTATACAAACTTCCTAAAATAGTAGGCTCTTGAGCAGCCCCAAACTTTACTTTTCTACTAGCAGATATATCATCTAGTCCTGTAACTGATTCTAATTCAGATGCATTCTGTATAAACTTAGAATACAAACTATCAGGTTCTATAGGTTTTGTTTCAATAGTTTCTTGAATATCTTGTAATTTTTCTTGCTCAGTTTTTTGAAGCTCTTCAATTTTTCTTTGTTCTTCTTCTATTCTTTTTTTATTTTCTTCTTCTCTAGCTAAAAACTCATCATCTTCTTCATAAAAAGGAGACTGCAGAGAAGCATTTTTTATAAACTGAGAATATAAGTCTGTCATATTAAATTAAGTAGATAATGGATTTCTTCTAAATTTTGTTTCGTATTGAAAAAAAGGAGAAATTTTTCTTTCTTCTTCATCTTCTTTACTTATACTGATTTCTAAATTATTTAAAAATCCTTGAGCTTGTGAAATATTTTCAAACTGTTTAACCAACTGCATATATAAGTTTTCTTTTTGTTCTTGAGTATATTGACCACTTAAAAAAGCTTTTTGAATTTGTAAAGGAGTAACTTTAATTTCTCCTATTTCAATTTCAGAGTTCATAAATTGTCTATTTATTTCTTCTTTTTCTCTTAAATTTATTTCTTCTTTTGCTTTTTCTGATATAAGCTCACTTCTATTAATATAATTTTCCATTCCTATATTTAAAAAGTAATCTGCACTTTTAGGTTTACCTCTATTTTCTGGATTTGCTTCATATTGTTTTATGGCTTCCATTGCAAAACTTATAACATCACTTTTAAACATATCAGCACCTTCAGCTTGTTGGTCTTTTTCAATTTGTTTATAAATTTTAGATATGTTTAATTCTCTATCCGATAAAGAAGTAGAATACTTTTGTTTTAAGAATATAGAAGTTTGGTCATTACCGATAGCTCTATTAAAAGCACTATTTAAATCTTCAGGAATTTTAGACTTCCAACTTGATGTACTTACAAACTGTGAAATCTGTTCATCTGTAAATGGAGTATACTTAACAGTTTTATCGATATCATCAATATTTTTTAAATACCTGTTATTTAATTTTATATTATCAACTATTACTTTTTTTTGCTCTGAACTCATTCTTTTAGGTAATAAAACATCTTGTCCTTCAACAGTTACAGTTTCTAAACCTGTTTCTCTTAATCCAAGTTTATTTAATAAATAATTACCTACATTTGCTTCTTTATCAATTATTTTTTTAGCTTCTGCAAATTTATTAGTTACTGGTGCTAAGAATAATTTTTTATTTTCTTCAGTGTCTTTAATATTTTCAAAGTTTCTAAATAATTCTAATTTTTGTTCGTAAGCTTTAGTATCATCTTCTATTAAAGGATTAACTGTATTTTCAAATTCTTTTAATTTTTCAGCATTTAATTCAGATAGTTTTGTTTTTCCTAATTCTCTTTGTTTGTATATATCATATTGTTTTTGTTTAAAAGCATTTTCCCAATCTGTATCAGTTGCTCCCATACCATAACCTTTCATCATAGTATTATGGTCAGTCCAAAAATTCATACCAGCTTGAAACTGTTTAGTTTTTTTATCTATTAAACCTCTATTACTTGTCCAAAATTCATTAGCTCTTTTCTCAGCTTGTTTACGTAAAAACATATTACCAACTTGAACACCTAACAAAGCTGCTCCAAAAAGTTTACCTTTTTTTTCTTCTTTTTTTCTTTTACTTTTAGCTTGAGCTAATAAAGATTCACCTAATTCTTCTATTGCCATATTATTCCTCTCTACCTAATAAACTTTCTGGTTCGTTTGTTTCTGGTTTTTCTAATAAACTTGGTTGCTCTGGAGCTGTAAACTTTTCTAATCTTTCTTCTATTTCTTTTGGAAATACTCCAGACTTTACTTTAGATACTATCTTATCTTGAGCAATTTTTGTTACTTGATTAATTTGAGATAATTCTTCATCTTCATCATCTGGCTCATCTTCTTCACCTTCATAAGTAATGTAATCTTGTATACCTGCTTTTTCTGCAAATGCTATAATCATGTACATAGTAGGTTCTAATAATAACATTAATAAATCAGGATTCCACATTCCCTTTTGAAAACCATCTGTTAATAATACTTGAGCTATGTCTCCTATAGGCATACCATTTCTAACTAAATCCATAGTAGAATGATAAGCTTCAGGTTCTGTAAGCTCTAAAAACAGTGCATCCATTGCAGGTTGAAGCTCTACAAACTGTGGTGGTTTTTCCCACGCATAAGGAGTATCAGGACTATTAGTTAAAGATGAACCGGGTATTGGTCTACCATTATTTGCTAAGAACTCTAATCCCTCTTGGTCAAAGTTTTTATATTCTTTTTCCATTATTATCTAGCTCCTTGCATATAATTAAGCCATACATCATCTTGTAAACCAAAATTAGAATCTGATTGCACACTTGCACCGTGTATAAATCCTCCAAACATCCCACCTTGACTTTGTAAATTTTGTTCTTCTCTTACTAAATCTCTTTCATTAAATACTGTACTATAATTATTTGTAGGACCTAACATATCTACTACTTCTGGTGGATAGATAACATCTCCTTCTGGAGAAATAGAACGTGCTATTCCTTCTTGAACTCCTGCTGTTGCACTAGCAATAGTACCTTCTACAAGTTTTCCGGGAGCATCAAGTACTGCTTGTTTAATATTACCTACTAAAGTTTTTTCTGTTGCTTGTTTTGAAATATCTCCAATAACATCTTTAGTAACCTTACCAATTGCATCAGGAATAGTAGAAGCTAATTGACCTTCTACAGTTTTTGAAGCTGCTACATCTGCTACAGCTTTTTCAGATAAATTACTACCTAAATCAAACTCTTTCATATCAGGAGCATTCTTTACAAAGTCTGAAGCATCTGCATTAATACCAAACATTTCTTTAGCTTTACCTGTTACAGTTTCTAATCCACCACTAATTGCATCAGTAACTTTAGTAAAAGCTCCTTTAACTGCACTAGCTCCCGCATGAATACCTTTCATAACTGTACCTGCAGCTTTAACAAAAATGTTACTACTTGCTGCCATAGTAGTTCCTAAAGTACCAAGTCCCGAAAACACTGCTCCTGCAGCCCAAGGCATTATAAATCCTAAAGCTATTTGACCAACAATACCTAACTTTGCAAAAGGCTTCATAATTTTACCCATTACTTTTTTAAGACCTTTACCAATCTTTTTAATACCTTTTCCAATTTTTTTTACAATCTTTTTTAAACTTTTAAAAGGATTCCATCCCATAATATTCTCCTATTTTCCACCAAAGATGGTATTAATTAATGTTCCTATAGAACTTACATTGTTTTTCCAATTCTCCGCAGACCCACCTTCGTTAGCTAAAGCCTGTGCATATAGTTGAGCTTTTCTATTTTCTTCATTTTCTGCAGATTGAAAAGTATAGTTAGCTTGGTCTCTTAACTCTTGCCATAAAAATGATTGAGCTTGTGAAGTCATGTTAAAAGCATTCTGTACGTTCTGCATATTAACTTGGTTAGCTGCAGCAGTGTTTGCCATGTTAGCTTGTCTTCTCCATGCTAAGTTAGATTGTTCTATAGCTTGTGCATTAGCTGTATTAAACTTATCTCTTTCAAAAGCTGTTTGTTCATTGAACTGATTAATCTGATTTACCATAGCAGCATTAGCTTTTTCTAAATCAGCTTCTACTTGAAACTCTAAAGCATCTCTAGCATTTGTTTGTGAAACATTAAACTGTTCTGCAGTATTTAACTGGGCTGCATTAAACTGTTCTATCTGTGCAGCTAAACTAGCCATAAACTGATTAGTTTGATTTTCACTAGAAGCGTTAAACTGAGCAGCAGCATTGTTAGCAGACTGATTAGATAACAATCTTTGTTGTTCCATTTGTGATTTTAACATACTAGCTTGTTGTTTGTTATTGAGATTAGCCATATCCATAGCTAAAAATGATTGAGCATTAGTAACTGCTAGTTTTGTTCTTTGGTCAAGATTTGCTAAATCTAAAGATGCCATAGCTGTAGCGTTTTGCATAACAGCTTGTTGAGAAGCATCAAAGTTTGCAAGAGTAGCTGTTTGCATAAACTTACTATTAGCTAACACTACTTGTTGCTCGTTATTAAAGTTAGCCATGTCCATATTAGCTACAGTATTTGCATTAGCCATTGCTCTTTGTTGGTCTACATTAAGTTGTGCTAATCCCATTTGTTGAGCCAACTCAGCATTCTTAATATTTATTTGCATAGTTTTATTAAGATTTGCTAACTCTGTTTGTTGTTCAGCATTTAAATTATCAGCACTAGCTTGATTAAGAGCTGATAAATTTGCTAGTCTTGTCTGTTGTTCGTTAGACAAATTAGCTAAATTCATTTGTTGTTTAAACTCTGCATTTTTAGAAATGAATTCTGCAGCTACTTGAAACTCTGCTAATCTTTCTTGATTCTCAGCAGTCATGTTTTCACGTTCTGTCTGATTCATTATTTCAAGATTTGCAAGTTCCATCTGTTGCTCATTACCTAAGTTTTGAGCATTCATAGCTTGTTGATTCTGAGTATTAAGAACAGCAGCCTGTTGTCTATTTTGTAAATTCTGTGTTCTTGTTTGCTGTTGCTGTTGTGCAGTAGTCATTACAGCTTCTTGTTTAAACTGACTTTGCAGAACTCCCATCTGTTGAGCAAACTGTGCAGTCTGACTTGCAGCATCTTGACGATTTGCTAAGTTCTGCATTCTTATTTGTTGAACCTGTGAAGCTTCTTGTAAGTTAGCCTGTTGTTGATTACTTAAATTTTGTGAAGCTCTTTGTTGTAAAGCTTGTGCATTGCTTTGTGCTAATGGCATAGCTGATTGAATAATAGCATTAAATAAAGAATCTCTACCAACTGTAGAAACACTTAATCCTCTAGCAGCCATATTAGCATTAATAGCGTCTACAGCAGGTCTAGCCCATGCAGGTATATTACCATCTTCTAAACCACCTAATAAACTTTCCATTTGTGAAGACACTAAAGCTTCTTCTGGTAAAGCTGCAATAGCTGCAACAACTTCAGGGTCTGCTCCTGTATCTAATTGAGCTTCTACAGTTGCAGGGTCTTCTACAATAGCTGCTGTTATTTCTGGTGGTAGTTCTGCAACTTCTGCAATCATTGTAGCAGCAGCACCTTTTGCAGCAGTACCTTTTACTGGTCTACGTTTCTTAGCTTCGTAACCTATTTGTTCTACAATTTGAGCAGCAGCTCCAACTGCAGCTTCTCCTGTTAATGCTTCTCTTTGTTTTTTTTCTGCATCAGGAGTTTCTGATACTTTTTCTGGAGTTAAATCATCTACTTCAGGAACAAAAGCACCAGCAGATAGTATACCCTCAACTGTATCTGCTTTAGCAGCATTAACAGCTTGTTCAGAAATTTGTTTAGCTATTGCAGGTCCTGATAATTTACTAATCTCACTTACTTTAGCAATTGCATCATCTGATAATTCTCCTACAATAGGTTCTATATCAGGAATAGCTGTAACAAGTTCAGCTCTATATGTTTCAGCTTGTAGTTGTTCTGGAGTTTTTGCAGTTGTTACATCTTCTATTATTGCAGCTTCTGGTGCAGCTCCTACTTCAGCAGTAGCAGCTTCAAGAGCTTCTCTTTCTGCCATAGTCTTAGCTTCACCTAACTCTCCTACTTCTACTTCTTTTGGAGCTTCAGCCATAGGTATGCCAGTCATATCACCTTGTAATATTTGTTCAGCTCTACCTCTTGCAGTTATTAATTCTGCATCTATTGCATCTTGTTCTTGATTCTCTGTGCCATCTTTTAAAACCCATTTACCATCTTTAAAAGTAAATTGACCACTTTGTAAAGCGTCACTCATGTTATCGTAACCTGAATCAGTCCACCAACCTTCAGTAGTGTTTTGATTAACAGCACCTTTATTAATAGCGTCAGTAATTTTATCTCCAAGTAATGCTAAATCTTCTGGTGCATATCCTGTAAAGTTACCTTCACTAAATCTTCTTTCTAAATCGTCTAAAGCTTGTTGAGTTGCTTCTTGTTGAGCAAATAAAATATCATCTCTAGGTCTTCCTTCTTCAGGAAACCTTGGTAACGTAGGTTGAACAGTAGATTGTACAACATCAGGTCTTTTAGGCTCTACTGGAGCTTGAGTAAAAGTAGGTTGAGCTTGAGTTGTTTGAGCTTGAGAAGCTTGAAGTTGAACATCACCTTCTCTACCAATAAACATTTGGTCAGAGCCTTTACCGGTTGTTGGACTTCTTTGAAAAGCTTGTGCAGTTTGAGGCTGAACACTTCTTTTAAAATCTCTTTGGTCTATTGATGCATCTAATGCTCTTTTTTCTTCAGGAGTATATTGTTTACCTGTGGCTGGATTAACTGCTTCTCTTTCCATTCTAGGGCTTGGTTTTGTAGGTTGTTGTCCAGTTTGTGCAAGTTCTAAAGCTCTTTGTTGGGCTATATTCATTTCATTCAATTCTTTTTGAGCTTTTGAAATAGGTTTTTGCAAGTTTGGAATTCCTTTATTCTCTATTCCAGTTTGTGAAGTACCTGAATTTACATTAGGTATTATTTTTTGAAAACCTCCTCCTACTTTTTGTATATATCCGGGAGGAGCTTTAGGAGCTGGTTGAGCTGTTATACCACCAACACCACCACGTTGAATAGGTCTTCCAGTATTTACAGGAGCTTTAGCTGGACCAGTAGGTAAATCACGAGGTGTAGCAGGTGTTCCAGTTTTAAGGTTTCCACCAAGACCACCAGTTGTAAGCCTGCCCG